TACTCCCCTTTTCCCCATCTTTTACCAGGCATTCAGCTTCCATTAATCCAGTACAATTAATAAATTTCGGTTCGCACCGTTAATAGTAATTGCAAGAAATCCAGCACCAGCTATAGCAGCATTTACGATTGCTTTTGTCGCTGTTGGAGTTGTGAGTGCTGCGGGGTTAATATCTCCGAAATCAACTTTGGTTGGCGTATTGGTATCACTACCTATTTTGGGATAAACAGCATTAAGTTTTGCCATGATTATTTTTCCTTATTCAAGCGGATTTTAAATATACTCTCGACCAATACTGCCAGTGTGAACCGGCCATCTTCCTCTTGAGTTAAGGAGTATTTAGTGCCACATTTTCCACATACGAGCACGATTTTATCGCTTATCTCGCAAATGAATCTATTGCACCTTACCTTCCTACCGCTTTTTTTTCTTTCTACGGTTTTTGAACATTTAAATATCCTAAATTTATTTACCATCCGTTTTCGACCCTTATTATAGGCAACAGGACTTTGAACTTATAATATAACCTATAAAATAGCACACTAGCAATACATTTTTTTATTGCACCATCCAGGAATAGCGGTCTTTTTCAAAACTTGCTATATTTTTTTGTGGGCCGGGATTAATACCTCCCCCCTCTAAACCACGGTTATAATGCCTTCTTTTGGGTTTTTCTTGGGGTTTATCCTCTTGTTTTAGCTCTGCACATTCATATCTTAAAATATCAGGAGAATCATTATCTCTATCAGAAGGTTTCCCGGCGGCAGTAAACATTAAATCTCGGTGCTGTCTTATTGTTTCGTAGCATCTGGGGTGAAAAGATATTTGATTTTTTGTGAATCGGGAGCGAAGCAGTGCGGTAGACCCCTCCTCATTGTGTTTAATAGACTTTTGGAAATTGAGTTTAGTATAGGCTCTAATTAAATCTGATACAGATTTCTGCCCCCTTTCAGCAAAAATCGAACTATCTGCTATTTTTTTCCATGGTTCGGGCATTCCCCGCTCCTTCCAGTACTTTATTTTTTCATTAATCAATATGGAAACCTCATAAACATCTTTCTGCGAACAAAACATTTCATCAAAAATATATAAGTGGTCTTGGTATTGATCGTAAAGGGACATAAGGAATACGGCAAAATGGTCAAATCCATGGTCATATCCATACATTAACCTCATAGACCAATCAGTGTCAAAGGTATATACATGGCGACCATTTTCCTGTGCATCAAATGTTGGATAGACGAACCCCTCCCGCTTTAAAAACATCTGTTCCAGCGTTTCAGGATACTCAACATAGAAATCAACTTCATTATCAAATTGCGTTTTGCGCATTTCCGCCCATTCAACAGTCCTTTTCGGTTCCGTCCATAAATTCATGAAATAAATATCAACTCCTTTGGTTTTTCCGGAATTAATCTTTTTCAGCATATTATTAAACCAAGACCCTGACTTTGAATTTGAAATAACCACTATCTGTCCGCCATACACCTGCTCTATGGACGGCGAAGCTGCTTTCCAGATATCTCCGGCGTGTTGCATCGTCCCTGCTTCATCCATAATTACCAGCCTGGCCGAATTTCCCCGAGCAGCATCATCTTCCGTGGCTACGCACTCAATAGTACTGCCATTAGCAAAAACCACACCTGTAGCACCGACTTTCCATTCCCCCCACTCGAAACCATCTATACCTTTAATTAATCCTTTGCCGGGTAACGTTTTGAGTAGCGGCAATACGCGTTTTTTGAAGAAATAACGCGCTTTTTTGTCTTGTTTTGATATAATGACTATTTCAGAATTAGGCTCCTGTAATGCTACCTTTACGGCAAGTGCCGCAGCAATCTGGCTTCCACCGACCTGTCTAGCTTTTGGCCAGAATAATTTTTGGGATTTATCCAGCAAATCACAAATGGGTGTTTGTTTTGGCCACAACTTCCACGGCTCATATTCAAGCGTTTTGGTGTCCCATAGGTGTAAAAAAGTTTCAATGAAGGTGGAAAGGCTCATGCTTTTAATAAGCTGAGCCAAAGTCTCTATTTTTTTTGCTTCTGCCATATCAAAATAAAATAAATTATTTATGGCATAGTTAGTTAGTTTAGTGTATAATTAATACTTACTGGTTAAGGAGAATCCAACTCCACTCCACTAGTTTAAGGTGATTAAGCCCTTGTATAACCAGGGGCTTAATTCTTTTTTAGCTTTAATTAGCCTTTTCCCAAAAAAAATATTTTATTACTTGCCGGTTACTCACTAACTGTGTATATTTATTTTATGGAAGAATTACAAAAGAAAGCCGGAAGGAAAAAGAACTCTTTAAGTGCGCTAACAAAGAGAAAAAATCAACTCACCAGGCAGTTAATATCTGGAATGATGGATTGTAAAATTAATGGTAAAAATACCCCTGGGCTACTCTCAAAATTAATGAAGCAGCTTGATGGGGACTTAGCCTCTGGCGTCCCGGAACTAAGAGACAGGGCGATGGATAAAATTATTAAGTTAATGCCTCTGGTCGTATCTAAAGAGAGGGCACCGGCTGTTCAATTAAATGTCCAAAACAATAGCCAACATATTTCTGCGGGGAAGTCAACTACATTGGCCATTGGGACTATAAATGAATATCTGAAAAAGCGAAGCAAAAAGATGAATCGAATTACTGACTCTCAAATTGAGGATGCGGAAATTGTAGAGGCTCCCAAGACACTAGAAATTGAATATGAAGAAGAAGATTCAGAAGAGGAGAGTGAAGAATGAAGTCACCTTACCGTGAAGATAAAACTCCAGAGCCTAAAAAGGTTAGATTCAAAAATAGCCTAAAGGAAATGAACTCAACTGAACTCCACCTAGCGTTGAAAATAATTGAAACGGCAGCTAGGGCATACATTGTCAAAGCTACTGAGTCATTTTTGAAAAACTTCAATAAAAAAGACAGGTTCCAATTGGTAGTTAAACGTGGAATTATAAATACCATGCCACCTAAATATAATGAAAGGTTTATTAAAAGGGTTAATAAGTTATGTAACATGGCTGAGTCAGTTGGGTATACCGCTAATTTTTCAAAATGGCGAACCTCGGAAGAATATGGTTGGTTTTTTGTCAGACAGGCGGAATTATGAACGTATTAATTATCACTTTACTTCTTAGCGTAAAGATATTTTCTATTGATGTAAACATCGCTTCGGAAGTTGGGGATTACTGTGCCCTAACTTTTGACTCTGGAGTTAGAAAACTGTATTGGCCAAATAAAAAATGGTGCGATAAATTCATAATGAATGAGTTTAAAATTATCTTGCTCACTGATAAAGACAGGGATAGGTGGTGCATAGTTGATACAACTAGTGCGACACTCGTGACAGAATGGAAAGTCATGTTTAATATTAGAGCAATGATTCTGGCGGGAACCAAGACTACCACAGAAGCCATTAAAGAGGTGCTGGATTGGGAACACAAATGCAAAAAGAAGGTTATATAATGAGTAGGAAAACATTTATATGGGCATTAGACAAAATGCACTCCGGGGTTAATGTTGGTCGCAAAGAGTGGAAGGGCGGTAATACTGTGAGCGTATATTCAGATATAGAGCAGCAATTATTCTTCATGATAATGAAGGGCGGGATTACTATTCCATGGTCTCCTACAAATGTTGACATCTTTGCAAGTGATTGGGAAGAAGCCGGTAGTTGAAGTCTTGAGAATGACTTTAAGCAAAGCACACTTAACAAGTGACAGTCAAGATTGGGAAACACCGATTAAGTTTTTTGAGTCAGTACAAAATAAACTAGGCATTAGGTTTAATTGCGATTGGGCATCATCTTATGCTAACCATTTGTGTGATACTTTTTTCGATAGGGATGGGAACTCTCTAAGTAACGAATGGGATCAATATTTTAGTGGTTTCTGCTCAAATTACAATATATGGTGTAACCCTCCATATGGTGATAAACAATACCCAGTAAAAACATGGATAAAAAAAGCAAGAGAACTCAGTCATATTAATTTTGTATTCT